TTCTGGAGTAATTTTAAGGAACTCAGAGGTATATGCGTCAAGTTAGGAATATATCAGGAGATACCAAAAAGAACTGAATTTTGTGGTAAACACGTCCAGGATAAATAATCTATGCTTAAATTAATATAAAATGTCAGAAGCAACCACAAAAGATTTTGTATATTTGGTTATACTTTGGAATGGTATTCTTTCCTTATCAGCACTTCCACTTTTCGTCGAAAACCCATGGGCTATAATTTTTCTATTAACGTTCTTAATACCCAATCTTCTTGGCTATATACCAAGAGGTGGTGAATTTTGGGGACGTATGGCTTTGGACGTTCCATTCATGCTCTTATCGACGGGTGTTGCGTGGGGTTTATCTGCGGCTCTTGCCCAAATTTCTGGTAAGGTCAAAGATTCGTTCAAAAATTACGGTAAAACTACACGAAGTACAGGGACTGTTATTGGAGTTCGTGGAGCAGGTTTACTACTTGGATTTATAACATCTTACATTGTTTTAGGAAACGAAAAAATGTATTCACATTTCAATAATGCTGTTAACAATGTTTAAGCATACTTTCTAATAATATAAAATGCAACTGCGGCGACTGCACCAGTTGCTGCTAAACCAACCATACTTCTATTCCCGTGATCGTTAAGATACTGAGGCACGAAGTTTGCGAGTTTTTCTTGAACTGGCTTACTAATTGCTATTGCAGTACACGCAGCGACGACGAGAGCTTGAAATTGGTCATCAGTTAAATTAAATGGGTTATCGTTTTTAGTCGCCTTCGTTTCTGTCTTCTGTCCGACAGGTTGTTGTGCAATCATCATAGGCGCTTGCATTTGAGATTGATTCATTCGTGGGTCTTGTGCCATCATTGGTGGTTCAAGGGGGGATTCTGGTTGACCCATAATATCAGAAATAGGTGTAGAGTCCATAGTACTTTGTTTAAAATCAATATTTTTTTCAGGTGAAAAACTCTGCGTCTGTTGTTGTATCGGAGGTGGAGGCTGCTGCGCATTTGGTATGAAATTTGTAGATTGGTTATTGTTTAAATTAACCATTCCATCGCCAGTATCGGATAAATTCATGGTAGAAATGTCTGTCGCCATATATGTAATACAAATGTTTTTCGTTTTTATTGTTTACGCATCCTGGTATTATTTTTTTAAAGTATACTTTGGGTATAAACACCCAAACGCTTTTATAATTCTAGGTAAATCATTCAATTCGTCGTAATCACACATGTCGTGATCTATAAAAATGGTTTTTGTGTCATGACACACGTCCACTAATAGTCGATACCCATCATCTTTATAATTTGGTTCACCTATAGATCGATGTATATCCATATTAAGTTCGTTATAAATTGGATATACCCTTTCAATATTTTTGGTATAAGCGTATGGGTTTAAAGTTGTGTACATTCTTTTAACGAGTGTTCTTATCATTTCTTCTTAATAACTTTTAATGCCGTCGTTTTTTTAACTGCATTTCTATCACCAGCTTTCATGTTACCGTGTCTTGGGTTAAACATCTTTTTATGCGTTTGCCAATATTGCGGTGCACCCACTTTAAAGTTTTTACGTAAAGTTGCCTTGTACCAAAAAACACAATCTTCTATTTTATTACTCTTTGATGTATTATCTAAAACTAAACACTCGTAATTTTCTGTACACGAATCCATGACTTTATTGAACATTTCGAACGTTGGAAAAATACCAAAGAACGATTTATACAACTTCTCTCTATTTTGTATAATGTTTTCGCGAAGAATAAATACGTAATCAACGTTTGCCCTGAGTGCTGGTGGGAGATCCATACAGTATTGCATGGTTAACATGAAAAATATCTTCCAGTGTCTCCCATTCATAAAACACTGTCTAATACACGTATCTTTCATGAATTTAGCATCGTACATACAATCGTCTAAAAGAAGAAACGCACCACAATTTTGTTTTCCGCTACCTACTAATTTCCTTTGTCTTTCCATAACACGTTCTATAGCTTCTCTATCGTAATCGCCGTATATGAAAAGATCGGGTACATATTTCTGATAGTAATGGTTTCCTTCTTCGGTTGCTGATAGAACTATTCCTGCTGGTAAATGTTTTTTATGGTATAGAATGTCCGTAACCAACGTTGATTTACCTGTATTACGTTTTCCGATAAAAACACATACTTTATCATCGGCCATACTTTCAGGCTTGAATTTTCGAAGTTGAAGATTCATTTAATGTACTGTTTCGTTTTTATTTATAAAATTTTACTCACATAGAGTAAGAATGGCTGGTCGACTAAACCTCGCTGTCACAGGAATCCAGGACCAGTGGCTTACTGGTAAACCCGAGTTTTCATATTTCCTGATGAATTTTAAAAGACATACTAAATTTTCAATAGAAGCAATAGAAACACCATTTGATGGAGACGTTGATTTTGATACAACTTTAGAGTGTCGTATACCTAGTAATAAAGGCGACCTTATTCGGAGTATGATGCTTAAATTTACTTTACCCCAACCCACTGGTACACCAGGTTCTGGTAAAGATTTGAGGTATATTAAATCCATAGGTTCCAAAATAATTCAACACGCTGATTTACTTATAGGTGGACAAACCATAGAGAGGATAACAGGTGATTATATATACATGTATGACCAATTACACAATAATAAAGACGATCTCGATCAAACGCTTTATTTTTTGGGAGGACACGACAATTATATAGCTGTATCATCGGATTGGGATTATAATGTTTTTTTACCTTTTTACTTTTTTAGACACCCAAGTTTAGCAATACCTGTATTTGCTCTCACTAAACAACAAGTAGAAATTCGTATCAAATTCAAAAAACTAAAGGATATAACAGTTTCATACACTACTGCAACTGGTGCAATTGCAGATCCACCATCCGATGTGGTTTCGTCCATAAAAAAACCATCTCTCATAACGGATTTCTTTTTTATTACCGAATACGAAAGAGATTTTATAATGACACGACCTATCGAATATATAATAACACAAGTTCAAATGTCGAAGTTTAAGATGAAAGCTGGTGAATCTAAAAAATCTATCATGCTCAAATTTAAGGGTCCTGTAAAAGAGATGTTGTTTATGGCGGTTAGCGACGATGTATACAAATACAATCCAATAAAACACGTCTCAATGAAATTCAATAATAATACAATCATTGATGCAGATAATTTAATGTTAAGTTATGAACAACCTTTGAAATATTACACGGGCGTTACAAATAACAATTTCGGTGTGTATAGTTTTTCGTTAAAACCAGAGACGTACTATCCAACAGGACAGGTTAACATGAGTAGAATCGCACATAACCTTTTAGAAGTCGAACTCGATGAACCTGACGCTACTTTTGAACATACGGTATATGTATACGGTGTAAGTTATAATGTTTTACGTGTTCATAGCGGACTTGGTGGTTTAAAATTTTAGTCATATATAATAGTAATGGCTGGAAGACTTCAATTAGAAACAACTGGCCCACAGGACGCCTTTTTTACGGATGATCCAGAATATACATACTTCGTAAAAAATTTTCAAAAACACGCTAATTATGCCTCTTTCTTTGAGGATTTAGACGTAAAAGGTGATATAGATTTCGGAAACGAAGTTCGGTGTATTATTCCACAAAACCAGGGTGATCTTTTAAAAACTGTGAGTATGAAAGTTGAATTATCGGCTATAGATCAAACTCTTAAGAATTCTATAACAAATGCAACTGGTATAGGATACAATGAATCGATAGGGCACCAAATGATTGAATACGTGGAGTTATTGATAGGTGGTGAAGTTATTCAAAGACTTACGAGTGATATTATACACATTTATTCCGAGCAATACGTCACACAAACAAAACAAACGAACTTATCTAAACTTATAGGTAAACCACCGGATGAATTAACGGGTACAATGGTTATGAAAACTGCTATAGGACACTATCTTGGTAATGCAACTTCCGATAAAAAGTATTTTGTAGATATACCTTTTTATTTTCACAATAACCCCGAACTTGCTATACCACTTCATGCAATTGATAAACAGGAAATTGAGGTTGTTATAAAACTCCGAGATGTTGATAAGTGTATTCACGCGACGAGAAGTGATTTTTCTAATTTTATACATTATACTGGTTTAAAACCTAAAAACTTGATAAAAAGTTTAAAATTGAACGTCGAAATGGTTTGTTTGGATGTCGAAGAAAAGGAAAAAATGCTAAGTTCAGCAACAGATTATTTAATAACTCAAGTTCAAGAGAGTAAAGAACAAATCCCACAAAGTCCGAACGTTAAACCTGTAGTATTGAAACATAGACTTAATTTCAAGAACCCTGTCAAAGAACTTTACTTTATCATACAAGAAAAGAGAAATAGTGCTGTCGGATTACATTTTGCAACACCACTCGATTACGATCACGCTGAACGAACACTTAATAGCGAATATATAAATTACGAACATTTACGTAATCTCGAACTAAAATTAGATGAAAGAGACGTATTGGATGGTGCTTCTGGTGAAATTATAAGCTTACGTGCAGTTCAAAGTGGTATACATCATACAAGAACGCAATTGTTCAAACGTTTTTATTCGTATAGTTTTGCACTTGAACCAGAAAGGTGGTATCCTACTGGACAGGTAAATTTTAGTTTAATTAAAGACCAACTTTTAACGTTACATTTGAACGGTCAAGAAGATAGAGAAAGAGAACTTAGAGTTTACGCACTTAGTTATAATATACTCCGATTGGAGAAAGGAACTGTTAGATTACTATTTTAATACAATGAATCAACAAGAAAAAGACGCGACTACAAATTTGATAGAGCAATTACAAGATTCTGCAATAAACGTGATTCAACCCGTTATGGAACAATCCATGGTATTTGCAGCAGAGTACGCCAAAGCGTGTGGTAGGGATACAGTACTCGGTAAAGATTTGGAATATGCAATGAAATATTGTGCCATGAATGAGGTTGGTAAAAAAATAGGAACACATTTTCCAGAAATTTATGACGATGGCTACGATAGTAGCGATGAAGATGAAATTGAAACGGTCGATGAAGATGAAGAAGGTATTGAGTTTGAAAGATATTCAGGACGTGAATATAAGTTTGTTAAGATGAATAACGCGTACGATAATTGGGGTAGATGGGTGCCGAAAAATCCAACAGAACAGATGTTAAAAAATGCTATAGATAGTAATGAGTAGATCTATAACTCCAGAAGGTTGGTCTACGGATGCTGAATATTTTAAGTTATGCGACGATGAAAGTTCTTCTTATGAAGAAGATACAGATTGTGAAAGTGATACTGAATCGGAATCTACTTCTTCCTCAGGGTACAATTCTTCTAAGGAAGGTTCTAAACCTAAAATGTTAAAAGGGTATTTGAAAAATACTAAAAAATATAAGAAAATATTATTTGAAGAAACAATATTCCCAGAATAAAATCTATATTTATAGTATAAAAAATGTCTGCTCAAGAAACTGTCATGCTCGTCGCTAATGAACTCGAAGCTCAATCCCTCAACGCTGTCGTTGCTGGTTTTTCCTTCGCCGCTGCCCTCTCCTGGATGGATTTGGTCAGATGGATCGTCAACCAAGTTGTTAAGGTTAACAAGAACGGTGGCATGAACTACACGCTCACTGCTCTCCTTACAACCCTCCTTTCCATCGTCGTCTACATCACCGTCTCCCGTGTTTCTACCAAGGTCCAGAAACCAGGAGCCCCAGTCTTCGCGGTTACTCGATAATTTTTGGTTTTTTCATAACCAACAAAAGAAATAATCCAGTTGCGATTACTAAAAAAATAGATAAAAACGCATCCCATCTATGCGGATCCTCGAAATCGGGGATACTCATAGGTGCTGGGAGACCTTCGTCTCTTCTTACTCGAGGTATATTCTCGAATTTATCAGTAGAACACGTTACTGCTAATTTTAGTATATGATTTGCGTTTCTAAAATCGTATGGTATAAGGCGATTATTACTACTATAATAAAATTGAACTCGTAATCTCGATATGGTTTTTTGTGCCCCACTATCGAAATTATGCTCAACAGTATCGTCTACACCCGAATAGTTAATAACATCGCCACACATGAGTATTCTACCAGTATAAAAAGGTGTTTCTGAAAATACGGTCTGATTAAACTCATCGGAACCACTACTCAATTTAACTATAATAGCATCCGCACCTTGTAAATTGATACTTCCCGTTTCTAGTACATTGTTTGTTGAAGTTATATCATTTGCAGGTAATCCTAATATATCGTGTGGTGTTGTTTTACCACTTACGTACGTGTTATATCCATTTGTGCCCGTATAGAACTTAAACGTAAAATTACTACCACCGTTAAATTTTATAGCATTTGTATCTTTATCGAAAGATGAACTTGATAATATACCACTCGATTCCTGCACAACATTTGACGCAAGATCTTTACCATCGTAGTTTCCATTAGGTATCGACATAGTTGTATTATTGATTGTAAAAG